CTGCCACTCGTTGCTCCAGGCTCGTCAACCTCTCGGACAGCTTCAGGAGTACCCTCTCCATGTTCTGCGGCGGCTTGTTGGACTCTTCCATCATTTTGGTCACCTCTTTGATATGATTCGGATGCCCTTGACTCAAACTCGTCGCAGAAGGCGTCGAAGTTATCAAGGATCTGGTCGTAGTTTTTAAAATCGACTTTTTCAGGCATTTTTTTACTGGGAAATTTTTTTCCTTTTCAAGGTTTTGAAAAAACCATTTTCAAAATATATTTATCTCTCGTCTGGATACTTTTGTAGGTTAGGGAAGGGGTAGGAGTCCCAAACCCGCTTGGCGCCCCGCTTAGGCAAAAAAAGGGGGCATATTACTGCCCCCTGTTGATTTAACACACATGACCTAGGACTTATGTTTGCTGAGGTTCGACTTAAAGAACAACTGATGTGCTCACCCCTGCCAGACTTACGGATGCCTAGGTCGATCACATTTCTGTGATCATCTCGTCAAGTTCACATGTGTTGACGCTGGGGTCCATCCATCTAACGCCGTCGGGTGTGATTTGTCCATAGAATGCCTCAAGTGTTGGGATGAGTTCATCATATGAATTCTTGCGACGTGCTAGTGAATACATACCCTCATCATTGCCTAACCATAGGGCAACATTCCAAGTCTCATAATTTGTCCACCCATTGTATGTGGTGTCTTCGATTTGAGTTTGATAGGTTGAAAAGGTCATGTGCTGATGTGTTTGGTATGTACTTATTATAATGGATAAGCGACTAATGTCTGTCGCTTATGTTCCAGTATCCATAGTGTCCACTGGGCGTCTTTAGGTCTTCCCAGTTTCTCTGCTGCATTGCTTCCAATGCTGCAAGGACTGCGGGGTCTTTCATTGCTGATTGATTAGCAAGAACACGTCCGCCGTAATAAGATTTGAGTTCGTTTGTTTTGTTCATGTACTTATTATAGGGCATAGGGTGAAGGGGTCTATGCAGATTGGACCAGTTCGTTGCCTGTCACACGCACCCATTTGATTGGTTTGCCTGTGGTCATTTTAAAAATCATCTGGTCGCCTTCGCCTGCAATTTGCTTACAGACTTGATAAGCTGCCTCGATGCTTTCACAATACACGGCGCCGTGCTCATCGAACTTTGCCCACGCCGCTGGTTGAACTGCCCATGTGTTTTGATTTCTTTGTGCCATGTGTGATAAAATGTTTTAGGAGTTTGAATAATGGACCTTCACCTATTGTTTCAAGGTGGGGCATGTTGTAGTGTGCCAATGGGGAAAAAAAGAAGGGGGTTGCCCCCCGCTGTGTTATGTAGTTAAGGCGAACTCGTAACCGTCAACAAAATCAACGGTGCCCGCCCGTGATGAAATGAACCACTCAAATTTCTTTTGAAACACCCCGCACCCATATGCAAACTCATAGCATAACGCATTCAATCTTGATTTGGTGGTGTTGGATTGCCATCCGCCGTCAAAGACTTGTAATGAATCGTTGCTCACAGTTGCGATATGATTGCCGTGTAGATAAACGAAGGCGTTGCCTCTGATGTTGATAACCTCTGTGTTATCCTTTCTGAAATCAGAATTGTTTCTGATTGCTTCGTTCATTTGGCGTTCAATCAATCTCATGTGTGTCCTGTGTGTTGTACTCTTTTATTATAGGGCAGCGAGGGAGGATATCAACCAACCTCGTGCCACTTTGTGAACTGTCACCTAAGTGACGTGAAAGAATGGGTGATCATGTTCAAATGGTTCGGGGTCATATTCCATGTCTGCATCGAGATTCTGTTTTAGATTCTCATCATACAAACGGATGGACAATTCACCCTCTTCAAACATTCCCACGTAACCATGACGGTCTAACGCTTTGTCCATGATCTCCCAAATGTCGCTCATCTCTTTATCATTAAGAAATGAGATGATGTTCCAATGATTGATCATCTACATGCCTCCGTGAATAGTTTACGTGCTGTGGATTCTATGGCGTCACGTGTGCCACGTGAGAAATCCCATAACTCTTCCATCTGTTCTAGAGTTAGTTTGTTGGATGCTCTAAAATCATCCCATGCCTCTTCAAAGCATGTTTCAAGTAAAGATTCGTGATGTAAAACTGACATGTGTGATGTGTGTTGTACTCTTATAGTATAAGACCCCACCAGTGAAAGTGGGGTCAATGTGTGCCAGTTTGTTAACTGAACAGTGGACGCATGTAGTCTTTGAACTCTTCACACATAGCACGTGCTAGAATTTCTAACTGCTTAGGGTCTGAATTGTTCCCGTCGGCAACTAGTTCATCATAACATGCAGAGGTAATACCTGCATCTGTGATGTCGTACTCGTGAAGTTGAACGTGCTTGAAAAAACTCATGGGCGTCTTATGTGTTGTATGTATTCATTATACACATAAAAAGACCCCTGTGAAGGGGTCGGTAGACACTTTTCTTATTGTCCCAGGTAACCTGCAACCATCATGCCTGGTTCATCATAAAACCATGTACAATCAACATCAGGGAATTTCTCTCGTAATGCGTAGAATATTCCCTCTGCTGGTGACCATGCAGTTTCAAACTCACATTCAAAACTATTCTCATCCAGATGGTCACAGCATCCTTTGTCAATTTCCCACTTAGTCCCCCAGTTGGCAACATTCCAGGAATACCATCTGTCGTCATTCTTTCCATCTGGAAAATCGTATGTAGTGTAGACTACTTTACCATCTGGGTTCTTATGTTCCCTTTTGATTGGCAATTCGCCTTTCTCGTTGGGTGTGGTCTTCCAATCAGGTGCAGGGACTATATGCTGGAATGGTTCATCATTGTCAAAGATTTCATAAACTTGTTTCAGTTGCTCCTCATTGTCTGAGTAGAATGAAACTCGATTGTGACACCAGTTTGGCATAGATTCTCCTATAAGGTTTGGGGTGTGGTCAGTTACTGCAGATGATAGCAGTTGCTTATGGGATGCCCATCAGTTACTGCAGATGACCACGTGTAGGACTTAAAGGACGTAATTTCTGAACTGAATCCAGACAACCATAGATCCTTGCCCACATTTATATAATAACAAAAAAAGCACCCTGTGGGGTGCTGTGTGTACCAGTTTGTGAACTGTCTAGACTAGTGCCATCTCGGTTTGGATTTGTGAGATCATGACTGCATCCTGTCTGAATGCTGTTTTGTATGCTGCCGCGATCATTACGAACACTTTGTACATTGCCTTGAACTCAGACTCTGGAATTTCAACATAGAGGATCTTGGTTTGTTCTTGCTCCCCTTTCCAGAATCCGATGCCGTCGATGATTGTGCCATAGTCTAGAAGAGGCATGATGTCTGATTGCATGAACTCATCGAACATCTCATCATCTACGGTGCCAGCATCGGGAATGTTTCTACCCATTGCCATTTGTAATCTAATCATGTGTGTGATGTGATTACTATAATTATACACATGAAAAAACCCCAGTGAAGGGGTCAGTGGTCAGTTTGTGAACTGTCCTAGTTAAATGCCCTTACATAGGACTCTTTAACATATGATGAGGTTGCCTTGTATCCTTTGGATATATCCTGGAATAGGGCGTTGACCTCGTACTCATGAATTGCCCATCTCTGCTTTGCGTCGTCAACGTAGCGTGATGGACTGATGAGTTTAGCACTGCTAGGTCTCTTTGGTGTGGTGACCTTTGGTGCTGCTGCTTTCCTTGGTTTACGTACTGTTTTACGTGGTGCCTTGGTTGCAGTTGCTGTCATAAGTGTCGAATTCGTTTGACTGTCTTAATATAGCAAAGATTACAACCAATGGGTGAAACAGTGGACACTTTGTCAACTGGTTTCAAAAATTCAGGCCGCCGCGCTTTATGCATATAATAAAAAAGGACTCGTTAGAGTCCATTTAAAAAATCGTGCATGGCGTCAACGTATTCATCGTAAGACCCGTTGAACCATTCTGGTTTGACTTGAGCGGGTGTCTGTGACCCTTGCCCGTGAACACATTCTCTGAGGGTGTAACCCTTTTGAGATAATTGTGGAAAGAATTCCTGGAAATTGGATTCGTTCATTTTGTGACCTCTTCAAATGAAATGTTGTGATCAGCGTTTGAGATTACATCCCAAGTGCTGTTGAAAACTGACTCGTCGTGATGCTCTTCAAAATCCATTGAGTAAGCAAAGGACATGACCTCGTTGAGTAGGTCATATTGCTCAGACGTGAGCGTGATTTGAAATTGGTCTGAAATGTTCATGTCCTTAATATAAACGATTTCAGAGCAAATGGGCAAAAAAATGGACAGTTTCTCAACTGTCCGACGGCGGCTTACTTTTTTTAGTAGAGGTCTCTAGCATTAGCACATAGGACAGCGGGGTAGAAATCCAATTGAGACTGTGTGGTGTCGTCGTAGAGATCGTTCATGATATCTCTGACCCGCTCACGGTCTAGACTGTCACCCTCTCCCCATGCCCAGTGGATATGCTCAAGATCACCCTTTGCGATGAGGTCCAGATATCTGCATGTTGCAAATGCTATCTGTTCCCTTGTGCGTCCTTGGTCGTATAGTCCACCCTGTCCATAGAATGAGAAGACGTACTCAAAGAACTCATCGAAGTTGATCATAAAAAAATCCTGAACATATACACATTGTACATGCTCAGGACCTCAGTGTGTTGGTGAGTGTGTCAGTTTAATAACTGTCCTCTTCCCACTTCTCATATTTCTTATATTTTGTTACCTTCTTTTTATTAGATCGTCTGACCCCTTTGATATTGTATCCTAGGTCATCGATTTCATGGTCTATTGAATTGTCTTGGTCCGATGAACGTTTGCTCATTAGTCCTGGTTGCAATGGTATACTTAAATGGATGACTATTTAGATTCGACTAAAACCCCCTCTTTGATTTGATTGTGAATGAAACGACCAACACTGCCTCCAGTCTTCATTTCGACTGATAATAGTTCTTTACAGAGATCATTCCTAAAGTTTTCCACATTTCCACAGTTAAATGTATATTCTTTGTTAATATTACTATTATACACTACTATTACATCCTTTTCTTCACAATTAATGCTCTTTATAGCACTAGAGTTTAAATTGTCATACATTTTAGACATTTTTGAGTTAAATGGGGTCTTTTAAAAAGAAAAAACGCAAAAAAACGCGAAATACTTAAAGTTTTAACTTTAAATCTTTCTTAAAAACTCAAAAAACTTAAAAAGTGAACTTTCTGAGTTTTATAAAGTCTTTAAACTTCTGTTTTTTTGACTTTTTAAGACTTTCAGGGTTTCTGTAAGTCTCATGAACGTATAATAACAGAATTCGCAGGGATTTGCAAGTATTTTTGAGGTTTTGGGGACACTTTGCGAACTGGCACACACATACTTGACAAATCGGTAGGTTGCGGGCTAAGGTAGCGTAACCAGAGTACCTTCACACTATCTTCACAGAACCTAAACACATTTATTCCACAATTAATAAAGGTTTTCCACAACCTCTGTGGAATACTCAAAGAACCCTGTGATAGCAATGTGCGGACTACTGTGGTACAAGGATACTATCCTATACTATCCAACCTTCTCTGCCCATGACTGTGGACCTCTCAAACTATACACATCAGAGTTCCAACTTATGCTGATTCTATCCTGACTTACAGTGTTAGATTCTACATGATGTGGCACATAAGATGGGAACATAAGTATGTCTCCTCTCTTAGGTTCAATCTTGTGTATTGAAGCAAGTCCATACTGTCTACCATACTGTTCATCTACTGATACTGCATGGTTAAACTGTTCAAATTGGTGTGGATGACTTAATACTATTGGTACTGTTGATTCAGTCAAATAGTATACAAATGTGTAATCACTATTAGGATGTGTATGTCCTACATTATATCCTCCTAAAGGATTAATGTTAACCCATGCTCTACCATGTTTCAACTTACCTGTTATAGTATGTTCATCAATGTACTTCCTTACTGGTGTTAATTCAACAAATGGAATTACATTTGATTGAAACCCTAATCTATTTGATCGTTGACGTGCAGTATACTTTTGTTTATTCTGCACATCATAACATCGTTCAATTAAACCATCTGGGGGTTCATAATTGAATGTCTGTAATAGTGTTGGGAATAATGCTTTAACCGAAGGTTGTGACATTGTAATGCTTTCTCACTGGTTTGGGTTTCATTGGACGTGTTGCCCTATAGTAGATCTTATACAGTAACTCTGAGTCTATCATGTTTGATTTGTTCGATTGCTGTAGGTAGGATTGCATACTCTATTCTTTGGATTGCTTTGGTTAGTGTATTGATATTATCATCGGGCAGGATTTGTACCTCTTGTTGCATGATTATCTCACCACCATCAAGTTCTTCATTGACATAGTGTACTGTAACACCAGTCTTTTCATCACCTGATTCAAGTGCTTGTTCTATTGCATGTAGTCCCTTATACTTAGGTAGTAAGGATGGGTGAATGTTAATCATAGGGGCAGGGAATCGATCAGGATGTTTAATCACCCTCATATAACCTGCTAATATGATAAGATCAACCTTGTACACTTCCATGAGCATGATCATCTTATCCTCTTCCTTATGTGGTATCCTACAGTGAGGAATACCATACTTGGCAGCACGTTTGACTGCACCACACTCCTTAGTGTTGTGTATCATTAACACAACCTCATTGGTATTACAAATTGGATTTGTAACGATGTTCTGGAAATTAGTACCATTTCCTGAACACATGACTCCTAGTCTCATTTTGGTATAGTAATGACAAACTTAGTGGTTTCTTCTCCCACTGAGTTCTTTGTATACCATTTAGTCATTTCACCACCTAGTAGTGTTGACAATTCACCTAACCTAGTAACAATACGTTCTTCACGTTCAGTCATTTGTTTTGTTCCTCTTGGGTTTTCTAGGGTTTTTGATCTTCATTGGTTCTTCAAACTTAAACTTCTTATTCATGATTTTATTCTCATGCCGTACATGGTTACGGATACTCTCTCTGTCTGTCCAATCAGTCATAACCTTTCCTCCTTTTCCAATCAGAATACATTCTACCATACATCATACCCTCATGGGATTTGATGTCAGCACCACTGAGAAGTTCTTCTTCTCTTGTCGTTCTATCAACTGGCATGGTAGAATACTCTTGCTGCCAGTTGTCTAGGTCTCTAAAGAACTGTTCTTTGTTCTTCATTTCCTCTTGCCAGTGTAATGGTATGCTTGATACTCACTCTGCTTGAGTTTGTATCGTTTAATGTGATCTTCTATCCTATCAAGGTCATCGAACCATGCCTTGTTTAGTTGATCACTTCTCTCCTTACATGGTATGAATGCGTAAGGAAATCTAGGGAGATGCGGGAACAACTCAAGTTTCCTTGAGTTCGTTACCTTTGGTGCGGTTTCCCTTACTCTCTTCTTCTGCGATGACTTTGAGGCGACCGTTGTAGTCGTACCCTTCTTTGAGGAGTTCTTTGTTGATCGCTGCTGGATCCCAGAATTCAAGTTCTCCACGCTCTTTGAGAATGTAGAAACAGTCTTTGCGGAGTGCGTTGATGAAGTCTTCCTCCTCCCAGTCGTTGAAGACTTTTTCGATGGGGTCTTTCTCGTCCCAGTTGATGTGGATGCCATTAGCGTCGTCAATAAATTCGATCATGAGTTTTCTTGGTCAATCTTACCTTGCTCCTTGATTTGTAGGAGTAGTTCTTCTGCTAGTGCGTGTTTCTGTTCATTACATGCAGTCATGTAATCAATGATTAACTTACGCATAGCATCACTGAGTTGATAATCAGTTGAGTTGTCCGAGTCCATAGTCACTGAATAAGGTTTCTTCTGTGTCTAATTGGTTAGGATCTAACCACTCAAAGAATTCATCAGCAAAACATAGTGCATCATCAACTCTCTCTTCTGACATCAATTGCTTGAAGCGTTCTGTCACCCATACGTAGATGTCATCACGTTGTTGTGAGATCCTTAGTGTGTCTTCGTTGTTCATAGTTTTTCAGCGAATAGAATGTTGGTGAGGTGGTCATACTGGATGAATTGTACATCCTTTGGTAGTAGAGATGCAGCAGCAGCGGCGAAGTCATTTGGAAACTTCTTAAACATTCGCCTATACTTCTGTTCTCCTTCATAATCTAGATCTTCACGTGGCAGTATGCGAATTTCAAACTGTCCACGAGAGTATCTATTAGGGTACGGATTGATGTACTCTTTGATGTGTTCTTGAAGCATGTTCATTTTGAGAATACCTCACTAGTGTGTTCTACTTGAAGTGATTTGATGTCTAGTAGCATCTTACACATATGTGCAACATACTCTACATCCTCTTCACATGGTTCAAAATCATAAGCACTGTCCCAATCGACAGTGTTATCTTGAAAAACTGGAGCACCGAACATATAACCTTCATCATCCATTGCATATGCGTTGCCATCAGCAACGATATAGAAACTAGGAACAGTCATGGGAGTGAGAGAAGCAAGTGAATAAAGTATACTATGTATTAGAGCGTTTGTCAACGCATGTAGAGATATCCCCCCGCCCAGTCAGCATTTGCTAGTAAATATTCACGATCTTTGATAAGTCTGAGATCATAGCGTACATGCTTTGCTGGAGACTTCCAACTTGCTGGTTTGTACACTTGACCAGTCTTCTTATCAATGAATGCGTGAACACTACGCTGATTGTTAACCATCACGATCTTGTGATACTTGCGACCAGACTCTATAACGAAGTCGTAGTCGCATACACCTGACTTAAGTTCATTAATTCTTTCAACGTGGTACTTACTGTTACCATCTTTAACAATTGATCTCTCATGATGTCTGATTGAATCATTGATGTAGTTCTGCTTGAGTGCATCACATAACCCTTGAGTGTGAGTGAGTATGTTTTCAGTGATTGTTGCAGTGGTCATGAGGTCTCTTGTGTTGATGAATTAAGTATAACGCGGAATGTGGTATGAAACAACCACTAGTGTACACTTATTCAAGTGGCACACTCCGCACCTTTACCGCAGAAGATCCAATGCTTCACGTGACAATTGCTCTTGTGGCATATCGTCAGTTAAGAATGGAGTGTCACTCTGCCATTCTTGTTCTGCGTTGTCTAGATTCTGGAGTAACCAGCGATCTAACATTACTTCGTTCATAGTAAAAACCAATCAAGTTTGTTAATAGATTCGTCGCAGTGAGCACATGATAGTGCTGACCATGCAAAGTGATATACTCTGGATGGTTGATCACAACAAGGACACACAATGATCTTACCATTGGTTCCACTTCTTGTTGTTGAGGTGACTTGGTTCATGGTGTGTTCCTTGACGACTTCATTAATATACATCAGTTTGATGCAGTGTGGCGTGATGGTAGACAGTTTGATAACTGGTTGTAAAGTGTCCCATCATCCACAGATTTGTGGTAGAAAGATTTGGAGTCTGCTACCATCATCATATCCATTATAAATCGGATCTGAGATGGTGTTAGATCAACTTGGGTAGTCTGTTCAATCATAAGTGGTTCAAGATGCTTGTAGACGCTTGTAGAGGGGTCTCAGGAAGTGTATTAATTCTCTTTTGAATTAAATCACCATAATCCTCATGTAATTCACACCCAATATAATACCTATCGAGTGATTTTGCAACTGTTGCTGTTGTGCCACTGCCCATGAATGGATCAAGTACAATGTCACCCTTCTCACTACCAGCAAGGATACATGGTTTGATCAGTTCTTCAGGATACGTAGCAAAGTGTGCTCCCTTGTATGGTTTCTTGTTTACTGTCCAGACAGAGCGTTTATTGCGTTTTGTATATGATTTTGTAAGACCCGAATGCGGTTGGAGTCCTGTTCCTGGATTGTGGTACTTTCCTTTTGATCTGTCTCTTGTTCCCCAATCTTTTGCTGGTTCTTTGATTGCTTCATTGTCATAGTGGTAATACTTACTCTTACTCAAGAGAAAGATATACTCATGAGACTTTGTACATCTATCTCTTACACTCTCTGGCATAGGGTTTGGTTTATGCCATATAATATCTTGCCTTAGATACCATCCATCCGCACGTAATGCGAATGCAAGCATCCATGGTATACCAATCAGATCCTTATCCTTATATCCTTGGAGTTTGTTGGATCTTCTTGGTGTAGTCTTAGGTAGGTCTTGTCTGTTGTTAGAGAATGTCTGCTTAGGTATGCACCCATCCTTTCTGTAATTATAGTATGAGTCACCAATGTTCAACCATAGTGTACCATCCTCCGTAAGTACATTGCGTACCTTACGGAAGACTTGTACCATCTCTTCAACATATTCTTCTGGTGATTGCTCTTGACCTATCTGGTCATCCTCACCACCATAGTCTCTTAGTCCGTAGTATGGTGGTGATGTGACGCACATCCTTGCACTCTCTGGTAAGAATGCATCAAGTGTATCACGACAGTCTCCAAATAGAATAGTGTCTTTCATGCTCTAAAAATTGGTGAAGGAAAACAAAACTGAGGGTCAGTGCATTACCCCAACGGTCATGTGTCTGCTTCTAAGTCAGACTAGTCAGGAACTCGTTTGTTTTCCTGAAAGTATAATGACATACTATTGAATATTTGTCAAGGGGTGTGTGACATTACGTAAACTGTCTACCAACACACCACCCAACAATACTCTTTCTGATACCTTTAGTTACAGGTTTAACTCTATGACCTAGAGTTGATGGAAATACTATCAATGAACCCGCCTTTGGTTCTAATGCTATTCTATTCCATTTCAATTCCATACCATACTGAGGTAAAACAAATTCTAACTCTCCTCCCTCATAATCATCATTCAATAATAATGAGAAGGATAGTTTACGATGGAATTGTCTCTTTTTATCACCAGCACGTATGTAATCAATATGCCATCCATAATGATCATTCACATGATAGTGTGCATACTGATAAGCGTTATTATGAAATTCATCATTCAATTGATACTTGTACACATCATCATTGACAGATTGTACATGATCCCTACAGAATCTTCCAACCCAATCACGCTGATCACGAAAACATATATCAGTAGAGCGAATGTGTTTTTCTTTATCACCCCACACCCTACCTTTCTTAAATATTGAGGTATCATCAAGATACTCAATTATATTGGGTGGAAGTGTGATATCAATAGCAGTTGGGTCAACATACATTAATCATTGAAGATAGGAATGATGTTAGTTTTTGCGTGTTCTGTTTTGTTTATGTGCTGCTCCCACTGAGCGGCATCGTCCAAATTGAAGAAGGTCGCTTGTTGGCGGGATGTGCCCTTCTTCTTCGTCTTTTTCATCCAAACGACAGCGTATTTCATGCCAATAATTAGGGTATACTAGAATTGATGCGTAATGGCGTCCCCACCTAGAGTTTGCACTCTTGGGTAGAGGTTGATCAATGAAACATATTGTGAGATAAGCATCATCAATAAAAGAAATGTAACCTACAACGTCACGCCATGCGACTGGTTGTAGCATTTGAAAATCATTCTTCGTCAGTCGTGTCTGATTTGTCTTCATCGAACAACTTGCGATTAGCGTTTGCTGGATTAGGTAGTCTGAACATTTGTTTCAGATCATTGAGATCATTCAGTTGTTGCTGCAGATTATCAATTTGTTTCTGCAGAATCTGAAAGTTGTGATCGTTGTTGTTTTGCAGCATCAAAAAGTTTTGTATTGCTGACTTGAAATCTTCCTCTTTCATTTTCGTTGATCAGTGATAATTGGCGTTGGAGTTCATATTCTACCACACAAAGGTGTTGTTGTAAATGGTGTTCCCACTCATTATCTTTAATGAGTTGCGTGACGTTATTTATTTGTGCTAATGCACTAAGAAGTCTTGTTTTTTTGTTCATTAGTACCTACTAGGAATACTTTGTTTCATTTGTAAGTAACCATGCATTAATGACCTAAGTTCATCAGCACGATCAGAGTTTACATCATCGATGCAAGATAACATCTCCTCATATATTCCTCGTGACGAGATAGTTTCATCCTGAAGGTAATCTTCGATAGCGTCTTGCATACGGATCTTACGTTGTTTTGCATACTCTTGGTCGGGTACATAATTTGGATTAGTTAATACAGGTCTGTTCATGAGAATTCCTCGCTACGACGAGTTTCTAGGTAAGCAAGGATTTCTTGACGCCACTCCATCAGTTCATGGTAACACTGCTGGTTGTGAGCACACCCACGTAACTTTGAGTCTGGTTTATGCACTGACTCAATAAAGAGACCAAGTGCATCACGACGTTTTTCTTCTTTAGTAGTGTTCCAATCCATTTTAGTTGTGTTGGTGGGTAGGGTTCATACCATCATGCCATGTTTTAAATGACATTAATGGCCAAATGCCATACTCCTTTTTTGCGTGTTCTTTGGAGTTTAGCACGGGATAGTCTGTTCGTAAAGACTGCTCACTATAAATGCGGAAATCCACATCTGGTTCAAATGGTAGACTCTTGGCATACTGCCAGAATGGAGTATCATAAGCAGATCCGAACTGATAATGCCATAGAACAAATGTCTCAACTCGTTTCATGCACCTGCCTACACTATGATCACACATGTATTTTGGTCTATCATTTACAATATGTTGCCATGCATGACAAGCAATATACTTATAGAATGTGCTTGACGTTGCTTCCAGTGGTTCTAAGAAACAAAATTTATTACCATTAAGTATAGTTCTATCTCCTTTCCACATACTCTTAGCAGCATAATTTCTGAATGTTAGATAATCATCAGGAACTACATTAAAGATCTCATGCATATTAAATGTTGCTTCATCCTTAGATGTTATGTTATTATTGTAAAGATACCCATATGATACACTATCATGATTTGGTATTACAAATGTCCAACCATCAGGTGTTGCAACACATCTAGTATGTGTTAGATCTGGATCTCTACCACCTTGCTTACATAATAGAACTGCATTCAATGGATTGATGAGAGTATTATATTCATTATAATCATTACCAGACCTACCTCTACAATCAAAGATGTAGTCAGCATCAATCTCTGCTTCAGGATCTATTATATTCTTCTCAATTACATTCACATACTGTGATTCTCTAACCTTTCTTGATAATTCATGTGTCTGGAAATGCATTGCAACATTATCCATGTAAAACTTATGAAAAAATTTCTCTTGCTTCTGTCCCCATTTCTCATATAATATACCAGTCTTGATTGTTGCACCAATATCATTATTCCACCAATCTATATTAAGACTAGCAGCTGCTAATGACAACACATCAGGAGTAGTACCTTGTCCAACTCTCTCCATTGGAGTGTCTGGATCGTAGTACATATCGATGTCAAACAAATTCTGACCGTAGTATCCAAAATTCAGTGCAGTTATGCATCCAGCATTACCAGCACCTACTATTGCTATTTTCTTCTTCATGATGATATTTGATCACAACTAATTATATCCGATACTGGCACCTCATGTTCACCTGCTATAAGATAGTAGTGTTGACCATCACGTTCTCCCAGATATTTCAACTCATCCTCTGGAAATTCATTCTCACGTAGCATCGCTTGTATCTGTAGATGTTTCAACTGGTCAGCGTCAGGCAATTCCATACCAATAAAATTCTTATGCTATAGCATACCAAATAATTACTGAGTTGTCAAGTCTTTAAATTCATGAACTGTGTGGATGTATGCATACACTTCAGCAACTGTCCCATCAGGGTTGACATCATACTCTAAGTTGAAATATGATTCACCCACCAGTTTAGAGGTAATGAATGCCACCTGATCTCCTGTTAATACCTGTACACCACCATCACGTGACAGTAAATCTAGATATGACTTTGCATATTCTTTCAAGTTTGGTGTGTATCTTATAATTCCTTTACCTTCATAATCACTATCATATAATTTGGCATACTTAAAGTTCAATCTATATGTGATTAAATCACTATCAGGATAAACATCAATTGATCCTTTACATATTGGAGTACGATATAATCCAAGATCGTTAGATGTTAAAGCAATATCATTGACTCTACTTAAGAAGTCATTGTCTTCTATTTCTGATAGATCATACAGTGAATCATATACTCTAATACTAATCAGATCACCAGTTGGTGACAGTGTTATACCAGTAAAATAAGTACGTGTTTCATCAGTAACACTAGTAAATTTATCTATTTTCTGTCTTACATCATTAAACTTAGGTTGTCCGATACCATCAACAAATAGTTTCCAAAGAGATGGATTGGTTCCTACACTTTTATATTCATAGAACTTCTTACAAAAGAACTCTTGATACACACCATCTAAGTGATAGACATACAAATCATTATCATCATCCAAATGTGGATCTTTGACAGTAGGTAGTTCAAAATGAAAATACTTGTTAATTGTATATCTAACAGCATCATCTAGTACAGGACCATACTGAGAACTATCGAGACTAGTAAACCTTGCAGGCATCATCTCAACGGTTGATACCTTCTCTCCGTCTGATAGACGGTACTTATCAGCAATATTATAGTCTTCGGTAAAGATCATTACTCGTTGCTCGCAATTTGTTGTCCTTCTGCATTAACAAGAGAATAAAATATATAATCCTCTGGTATTGCAGTTGATGCTTGTGATGATGGAAAATTATCCTCTAACCACTCCATAGTGTCAGCAACATCATCATCTATTTCAGAAAATACAAACTCTGAATTCTTTAGTGCTGTCCACAAATCATTTGGTAGAATGCCTTGATACTTGGTGTATGATGTATTGATGGCATCAACATCAGAACTAGCATTCCAACCAGTTGATCTTAAGTATAGTACAGGCTTGCCCAATTGAGCAGCATACTTCTCAATGAAATTATCAAGATAGAAAGTGTTGTAGTTATTCATGTTACTCTTTATAGTTCAGATTCATCAGTATAGAACTTATCCCAATCTACTGGAACAAGATCCTCAACATGCAAATCTTTCATCAGTTGTAGAACAGTATCTGTGACTTTCCTTGAAGCAGATTCACCACGTTGAGCAAGTCTCTTTAGATTCTCTTCGTTATTATTCCAGAAATCATTACTTGCTTCACCCTGAGTCTCAACCCACTGATTAGCATCATTCTCATCCATGAATGCAGGAGCATCTGTTACTCCATCATCCAACTTACCATTTGGATATAGTTTCCTATAGTTTGATGGGTCAATTGGGAACTTAAGTTCATGTGTATACTTAAAATACTTTAAACCTGATCCTTCAAACTGAGCATCAGTTGGTGATGGTAATGATTTATCCCTTAACCATTGTCTCCATGCAACCCAGTCGTCTTTCTCACCTGTATACTTTTCTGTAATGTCTGGCAATACCCTCCAATCAGATAGTGATAACATATTAATTTTCTGTCTACGAAGTTTACGCCATCTCTCCTCCCAGAAAACTACTTCACTATCAATTTTGTATACTTTTTCTTCTACCTGTAGACTTTTAACTTGTTTAACAACAGTAAAGAAGTCTTTAACTTCAGTATAAAATTCTTCTGCTTGTTGCTTTGTTGCTGAGGTGAAGTTATATGCTCTAGGATATGATGTGTTATTAGAGAAATTGTATATAGTTTTAACTCTTTGGCAAAAATACGTGCCATCATTAAAGAACTGAATGTATTGAAGTTGATCTTTATCACTGTGCCAGAAATCATCAACTTTAGTTTCAAAAAACTTTGTAATTAATTCTTGATCCACTTGAGTTCTTGGTACTGCTATAGCTCCTAACCTTTCTGTATCATGATTAGAGAAACTTCCATTTATAAAATCAGCTTCAAGTAATAGTTTTCTTTCTAGAAATGCCATGAGAATTACTTACCTTTGATGTACCATCCTGTTACTATGTATTTATCTTGAGTCATGACTGTATTTCCTTTATGTGTATGAGTAAATCCACCAGGCCAAATAACAACAGTACCTGCAGTTGGTTTGATTCTACGTCTTTGATATAAAAACTCAGTCTCTGCTTCTCCATCTGGCATATCATTTAGATAAATCATCCACACCAATTCTCTTTGAGAATGTGCCATGTCAGCATTTTCATGATGCCATAGATGATAACCACCGCCTGGTGGAGTTCGTTGCACCTTAATATCAACAGACGTCAATGCTTGTTTCTTTAATGCCTGATACTCGGTTATATAATGGTTAGCACATGATTTGAGAACTTGATTGATTTGTATAACAAGTTCTCTATTTGAATAGTTTAATAGAAATGAAAAATCTTGTCTGTTAAGAGCACCATTATAAAAATCTTCTGATTTATATACTGTTTCTCCATCAGATAAGTAATCAGTATTTTCATAGTTAACAGTACAACCTATATTTGAAATCTTCTTAGAGTAATCAATGATACTATCACATAATGGTTTTGGCATGAAATTAGGCCACACACCAATAAAGTCGTCGAATTCGACTTTGGTTATCTTTGGGTCTAGCATCAATTCAAGTGGTCTATAATCAGGAATTTCAGTCATATTAATAAGCTTTGATCATATATTTAGTCTTATGGAAAGGGTTTATTATTGGGACTTGTCGTTGTGGTCTCATTGTAACATCTGGGACTGGTTTTTTGAAGTTACTAGTCAATTTAAACTCAGCTTCTGTCATATCCATGAATATATCATTCTGTGTGAATGATACTTGAAGTGTTCCTGCAGCACCACCAGTACCAGCAGGAGAAACTGCAGTGACTCTAAGGAATGATCCGCCAAAATTAGTATTCCAAAAATCGAATGTTAGTTCATCACCAGCATTATAATTTTGTCCAGGACTGACAATTGAATTAATCCTTACTCTCGTATCACCAGTTACAACAGGAGTAGCATCTAAAGTTGGCCAAGGTGTCATAGTAACATTTAATATCATACCGTTACCTGTTCCAGACGAACCACTAGCATAAACCATATTCACATCAACAGTGACGTTATCATCAGGATCAGTCCAATACGAATTGCTACCTGTTAAACGATATTTCCACTCACCAAGAATTGTACCTTGCCATGCAGCAGTATTCAATGCAGCAGTATTAAGTCTGTCTGCCCAAAGTTCAAATGTTTGTAATCCTCCAGTAATACCTCCACCTAAACCAGAACCTTCAGGTGCATTTGCATTACCTAAACCTGCTACGTTACCACCAGTGAAATCTGTGTTAGGATTAGAGAGAATAGATTCAGTAATCATATGTGAGTGTGTAAGTGTTCCTGAAATACCAGGAGAAGTATATACATCAACTATAAATTTAGTTGGTTCTGTGTCAACAACTCCAGCTACTATTCCTGTATCAGCACCACCTGTTAGACCAGTTGATTGTAATGTTTGACCATTTAGGATAGTTGCAGGAGAAATCCACCATGTTAAGAAATCAACTACTCCTTTATCATCCTCATCCAATGGACCAAAGTCAGTTGATCCAAAACCCAACCAGTTTGTATTTGTCTCTTCGTTTACTGGGTATCCAAGATTCAGATTTTCACTGATCCAAGTATCGATATTAAAACTGTTACCAAAATATAGTTGCAATTCTACTTGGAAGGCACCGAGACTTTGTAACCAAGTTCTCCATGCATCTCCAGGAGTATCACCTTGACCCCATTCATCTTGTGTTCCAGTTATCGCAGGGTCTCCTGTTCTAAACAAAGTATTACGACCCCATGGAATACATGGGTCATTTCCATTTCCTTCTGACTCTACTGTAGCAGAAATGTATAAATGATCATGCTCTGGTGGTTTAACTATTACTTCTTGCAAAGGTCCAATCTGTGCAGTAACTATACCTTGAATACCAAATACAATATCATCAGTAACAGTTTCCAATCCTCGTAATCTTACAGTACCAAGAGAGAAGAACTGTGAATTAAGACCTGTCTCATTTGTAGATGGTCCTTGAATCTGTTCTAGTGGTTGTACACCAAAAGAATCAACTTTATCAAAGTACCAATATCCACCCTCAGCACCAACATCATTGAAAGTTTTACCAGCTGTAGATACAGGCAAGAATGCTGAACCACCTCTAGAAGAGTCCACTAATCCAACACCACACAGTCTTCTGTTCCTATAATCAGGTAAGTTAAACACACCACTATATGTTGCTGTACCATTAATGTCCAACTGTCTATCACCAGTACCACCATAGGTATTACCAATGACATCAAATAATGCCCAGTATTGTATAACATCAAGTTGTTGACCTTCACATGCAATAAATCCAGCATATCTACTACCAAGAGAACCATCTGTAGTACCATATGTTGAAGTAGCACCTTCCTTTAGAATAGGAATAACTGTACCAACAGGATAACCATCAAACTTCTCAGTCTTTTTACTATACCACTTACCTAGATTAGTAGATGGTGGTGGTACAACAGCATATGTTGTTACTGTCCATGTAAATGGATTATTAATTGAACCAGTACCAACACTGATTTGTGTAAACTCTGGTGTACTTAACTGTGTAGCAGATTTAATAATAAGATTGAAACTGGTGTTAAGTGCAGGATCAAATGTTCTTGGTCCTTCTACTGGTGTATCAAAGTCAATAGAAATCAATGCATTATATCCACCAATAGATTGAATAGTAACTGGTAGATTAATACCACTAATAGTTACAGGAGCACTAGAGATAAAAGTATCTGGTATTTGATTAGTTTTATCTGCTGGTGGTAAGAATGCTGCATCAGTATCTGGTCCACTATTCGTTACAACAGTCCATGTTGGGATAGTTCTAGAACCAACATTAATTTGTAATTCTTTAGGATCACCAAACAGTGTAGATGATTGTAAGTAAATGGTTAATGTATCACCATTTGTTACATCTGTTGGAAATACACCAATAGAACCACTGTTTTTCTTAACTCTCACAAGACTAGCATCAGTAGATATAACATCTACAGGTACTGATACACCAGCACCTAGTCCAGTAATACCACCTGAGGGTTGTTCATCTGATCCAATGAGTGCATCTGCTTCAGCATTATTAACATCAGTAAAACTAAATGCATCAGGTGATGAAGATAGATTTGCTCCAGTAGTAATGGTCCACGTGGATCCACCAGAAACATCACCAATACTCAAATCTGTTGATCTTGGGGTATTTCCTGTTGCTGCTGTAAGCATTCTTATTTGTAAATAATCACCATTACTAACAGTTCCTTGGTTAGGACTAAATGTTACACCATCTAATACATCAAAACCATCAGCATTTGTTGTAGTAGTATTAACAGATGCAACTGCCCACTCACCAATACCAGTAAGTGAAATGTTACCAGTAGTGGTCATTCCCTGAATTCTAATAACCTCACTATATGCATATTTGTTTATAATTAGATCTTCTAAGTCAGTAAATACGGGAAATGGTATTGGTTCATTTAAAGGTAATGCTTCATTTGTTATACGCCAAGTTTCATTTGATGTACCAATAACCAGTGTAAGTCTAAGAACACTATTGTTTAAAGCACTGGTGGTTCCTCTAATCTGAATTTTAGCACCATTCTGTACAGTCACATTACCACTAGGTTGAATCCACCCAGTATCCCAATTGCCATCACCATCAGTATCAATTCTCAACGACCATTTATCTGTACCACCAGCCTCATTAGAACTTAATGATATTGCTGCATCTGTTCCAGATGATAATCCACTAACTGTAATTAAACTTTCATTTGGTCTAGTACCATCAGCATAAGTATACAAAGTATTTAATGACGCACCCTCAACAGGTATCAGTGGGAACGGATCTGGTGAAAAGTCTTCAGCTATGGTTGAAATCAACCAAAACTGTGTAAGAGTACCAATCTGTACTGTAATAGTTTGAGTAGAACTCCACGATGGTGGTGCTTTAAACTTAAACTGAATATAATCACCCTCATCAACATATAATGGGGTATTTGAGTATGAATACGTCATTCTGGGCTATACAGATATTATTCCAGTCATATTATATTTAGATCTCTCTCACACCGTTCCAATTGTCTTCTAGATTCTTATCTACCTGAATTGGATAGTTTGCTTTAACCTCAACTGGAATGTCAATACCATCAACTAATATTAATTCCGACAAAACAGTTGTATCTGGTGACTCTACAGGTTCCTCATCTCTAACTTTATCATCAGATGGTGGTATTATAAAGTTGTCAGGTCTTCTATCAATTATTACTCCTGTTGTTGTGGAATCTGACGTGGTTCCACCAGCACCTTGTACTTGAATTGTCCATGATATGCTATTTGGACCAAAGTTGTTCCATGGTACACCAACAGTGCTCCAGTCAATAACACCATCTCTATCTGTTTGTCCTTGAGTACCTCCCAATTCAGATGAAGTTGCGGGATTGAGAACAACAACCGAACCAACAGTATTACTTCCATCAAGATAATAATAGGTTGGTGTTATCTGAATGGATGTAGTTGCATATTTTGTTTCATATTCGATATCAAAATTATCATTACCGTAATTAATACTAACAGGTGAATCAATACTACATGTTGGGAATTGAGATACATTAATAGTAATACATTCAGTAGGAGAATCACCAGCAGTACCAGTTACGTAACCACAATAAGTTGTGGTATCACCAGGACATACATTTTGTTGACTAGTAAGATTCCCATTAGTAATAGTACCTTGTGTCCATACGAGTGTATCAGCATCACCAGTAAAGTACCACTCTATATTAGTGCATTGTCCAACAACAATACTACTTGATGGATTGGCACTAAGAAAGAATGTTGGTGGTGAGAAGACAGTAACTGAAACAGTAAGTGTAACTGTTCCTTCTGGTCCTGTAGCATTCAATGTATATGTTGTGTCCGATACTGGATTAACTGTAGTCTGAGCATAGAAGAAATTACTATCATTAGTATTAATAATACCAGGAGCAACTACAATATTATTAACATCACCAAACACGATCCATGCTAATGTAACACTTTGACCAGATTGAATTTCTAATGTTTCAACAGCACTACCATTAGGAGCAATGATCTTAAAGTTAGCACTTGGTGGTAGAGTTTTATTATGACCTGGAATCCATCTTTCTCCACTGTTACTAGTCTCAAGAATAATATTAACACCATTAGCATTACAGTCTGCTACGAATTCATCGTAAGATGCCTGAATAGTAGCGTATACCATACTACCAGATATATCAATCCATAGTGATACATATGTACCCTCAGGCACATTTGCTAGATTACAAATGTCAAACCAACTAGAGGTAAAATTAACATCACCATCATCACGTCTAACTTGAATACCACCATTTGCATATGGATCACTCAAATAGTTTGATGGCATTTTCAATCTACTGAGTGGATACCTTACACCACCATTAGATTGTAGAACTGCTTGTAGCAACCAGAATGTTCTAAATGGGAAGTTACTACGAAAAGAAGCCCAGTCATTAAACATAGTTTGTACTGATGGAGATACCTCGTCAATAAGAGAGATACAGTTAACTAACTGAGCAAGTTGTGCATTTGAAATCTTTGCAATTAATGGTGGTTCCTCATTAGGATCATCACTATAAAATACTTCACGACTAAACTCATTACTACCATTAAATTGAAATTCTGGATTTGGATCATCTGCTGCAGCAACCTTACGCATAATAGAGTGGTTGGAATCACTACTTACGATTCCTTCATTCTCATCAAAAGTGCTATTTCCACCAGCAGTTGTACCAATCTGTCTTACTCCCTGCCAGACATCCTGGGAATTTTTATCTACCAGTACAGGATAATTTGCAATAATTTCTACTGGAATGTCAATGTCATCTATTAATATCTTCTCACTAAGAACTTCAGTCTCTGGTGAGATAACTGGGTCTTCGTCTACAAATTTATCTATTGATTCTGGAATTGAAAAGTTATCAGGTTCTCTGTCTATGACAGTATCAAAATTACCAGAATCTGATGTAGTGGTAGTACCACTAACATTTAAACTAACCGCAACTGACTCAGGTCCATAATTATTCCATGGCATAGAAATATCAACAGTACCATTTCTCTCTGTAGATGATGCTGGATCACCCAACTCTGAAGATGTTGCTGGTGAAATATTAACAGTAGTACCAACAACTTGACTACCATCCAAATAATTATATGTTGGTGTTATTTGGATAGCATTTGTAGCATATATTGTTTCATATCCTATGGTATAAGTAGAATCTCCATACATTACAGTTCCAAAACCAGGAAGAGTTAATGAACATGTTGGTGGTTGCAACACAGTAACTGTAACACAAGTAGTTCCAGAACCACCACCAGGACCAAAAGCTTGAGCACAATATGTTGATGTATCACTAGGTACTACAATCTGATTACCTGTTTGATTTGTACTACTAATAGTACCAGAAGTAAAACCAAAACTGGTTGTTGGATTTACACAATACCACGAAACAGTAGACTGTTGTCCGTTAATTATAGTTGATGGACTTGCATTAAAAACAATTTGTGGTGCATTATATGTACAACTGCCATCATCAATTGTAGCACCTGGATCATAATTATTTGCTAATGGGTCAGTACATCCTGTAGGGAGTATACAAGATCCATCATCTGTATCTGCATTTGGATTATAGTTTGTTGCTTGTGGATTGGTACACCCAAAAATAGGACAATTACCAGTTGCCATACCTGTATGCCTTCCATTAGTAGCAACTAGTTGTCTTTCTGTAGCACCACCATTATAGATGAATATGTATAAAGAAGTCGTATACGAACTAGAAGCACCATTTCCACCATCAACAAAATTGTTACTTGCAGCAGTAAATCCATCATACCAATAGTTTGCACCACCTTCTTCAGCATACCTACCAAAGAATTGATCATACCAATAACTTATTTCATTAAAAACCCACGTAATAGGACGGCTAGGATCACTACTAGTACCACCTGGAAACCAAAATCTATCAGAGGATGTTGGATCTCCAGGAACTCCATTGGTACAAGTCTGTCCATATACGTAGTAGTGACCGTCTTGAAATGCCATTTAGAATTCTACTGTACGAGTGACTAGTTTGGGTATGTCTGATGGTTCATTAGGTATACCCACAAGAGCATAATGAATTTCTTTTAATTTCTTTGGATGACGATGAGTGAATTTACCTTTAGATCTATTTTCACCCTTAAAGTATTCCTCTTCAACCCACTTATAATCATTATCAGCAGTTAAAAGGATCTGCAACTGCAAATCTTGATCTGGTTCTCTCTGTTTATATTCTAATTCAACAACACAATTACTCTCATCTGCATAAACAAATTCTAAAGATAATGGTGGTATTGGATCGAAAGATTGTTGAGATGGTTTATTCATGTTATTATATCTTAATTAGATATTCTACAAGGGTGAATGGTGTTACAAGTTGATCTAATTTTTCATCATTAGAAATATCAACGTCAACATATGCTTCTACTCCAGTCATATCAACATCTTTTTGATCATATGAATATACAAAATTATGTGCATATGTTGTAGGTCTGGTAATACTATGTTTGTGTATAGATTCCCTACCTCCTATTGAAGTGTACTCTGCTGAGTTCTGAGCACCTGAATTAGCAGTTTGTGCATCAAGGTCTTTACCACCAGTATAACCTATTTCATGTTGACCAGTGTAATTTAGATACCTTTGGTTAGATGTATGTGCATGACCTTCAAAATTTTCAATATTTAACTCAGTTTCAGTGGTAGATCTGGCTAGATTATATCTAGGATTTCCTAGGAAAGCAAGATCACCAGAAGGTACAATCCTCACATTACCAAGATAACTAGCAGATATTGTATCTCCAAAATTACTAATAACTTCAATCTGTGGTCCAACTCTATTAACTTTTGCCTGACCAATCAATCCAGTATCAATAAAATCATTTGAATACGCACCTGTACCTCTACCACCAGTAATTACTTTCGATCCCATATCTGGCAGTTGAAACTCACCCAGATCTCCAGTTGATAGATCTTCATTCCTCAATTGTGTATCCTCTTTTTTAAACCTTGAATTATCACCAACACCCAACACACGTGATAATGCTAGAAAATCCTTTGCTTGAAGTTTAGATCCATCACATCTTAAATATCCTGCAGGTAATACTTGTTTAAAGTTTGCAGAACTAGGATCATTTCCTCCTGCAATTGCATCAGTAGTGTGTACAATGATACTTCCTACCATCCCACCGTATCTTCCTCTTTGATTAGTATAATTTGCCATTAGTATGCTCTGATAATATACAAAACGGTTAATGAAGGTTGACTGGTGTTCATACTAATTTCTAATGCACCAACATTACTTACATTATCTAGTATAGTAGTGACTGGAATATTAACATCAGCAGTCAATCTAGACTGAGGTTTTAAACTAGCTTGATCATAAAAGATAGATATTGGATCATGTGAATGTGCTTGAATATCAGTGCTTTGCCAATCTAAAGCACTACCAATATTACTTACAAATGTACCATAATTTACGCTCCATGCTCCAGCTGGATCTCCACCAGCATCAGGAGCAGGACTATAATTCCTCTGACCTACAGGAATTGTATAGTTACTTCCATATGAACCATAAGGAATAACATCACCACTCCGCATTCCACCATAAGGTCTACCAGTTCTAACCTTATCACTAATAAACTCATCTTTGTCAGTGATACTACTCTTTGTTACACCTCTTGGACCAAAATCCTGATCCGCTGGATCCTCAGATAATACTTCCATAATTGTTCTACCTGGCAAACCCGCACCAGCACCACTATAGGAAGAAATTTGACCCCAAATAGTTGAATCTAATAACTCAATAGTTTCAGTTTCAGGAGTTGCGTTCTTATACCATCTCAAACTAAATCTTGCCTCATCAAATTCATTACTATTGAATATGTTTGGAAGATCTCTTCTATCAAAAGAAGCATAGGTATATTTCATAGTGATGTTATCATAGGGGACAACACCAAGTCCTGGTTTAGTTGGATCCGCATTCTGTAATGTATCATAAACACCAGGATGAGCATGAGGTCTAATATGTTGATTTCCTAGTTTTCTGCCAGCAATAAAAACTAGTTTTTCACCTGTACCATCAATAATAGTATTTCCAGTAATAGAACCAGTATAACCATTTCTATCGTTAAGTGTAAACTCAACGTCAGTTCTTACATCATTAAAGACACTAGGAATACCATTATCAGTATTCTCTCCTATAAATGGTTCAATTATTGGTCTAGCATCAGGATCAGAATCAATTGGATCACCAGTACCAGATATAGCATTAAAGTAACTACCTTCAATGTCCATCAATGTTTTACCAGCAACCAAATCAGGAAGAACAAATTGTCCAGTATATGCTGGAAATGCTCCTCCTAAATTCGATGTTCCCTGATTATAAGTATCACCAATAACTTGTACCAGCAATGGATAATCTTTTGCATCAGGTGTTGTTCCATCACAAACAATCCACCCGTCAGGAACTTCACTAACGCCCCCTGACCAAGGCATGATTGTGCCGATAACGGCAGCTTTCATTGTTCTTGTTTCTTGGTAAAAAGGCATTTTCTTATACGTCTGTGAGATACCAACCAACTAAGGATGATGGTGCGCCAGGCCCTCCGTCTGGTGTGGCATTACCAGCATAAACGAGACTGAACGCTGCGTTTGGAGTCTGTACAACTAGTTCACCACCAGCTTCATATCCAACAAAGGTTGATGGTGCAATACCTGGAAGAACAGTAGTTCCAGTATTAGATGATTCACCTTGCACCTTAACATTATCAGGTGCTCTAACAACCATACTTAAGTTGTATGATAGACTACCACTAATATCTATAATGCGAATCATATCACCCATTTCAGGTGCTGCAGGAAGTTTGATTAGAGTATTACCAGTACAGTTAACAAAGTAGTTAACATTTGCTTCAGCAAGGAATGATTCTGCCTCATAGAGCCACTTACGTGCTCCAGTCTGGGAGAAGTAATTCTCAATTCCAGCAATCTTAACTGCACCATTGTTATCAATACCGAAGATTTCATCACCTGCAGTTGCATATGAAGTGTTCTCTCCAGCATATACTGTGAGATCTCCACCACGAATAAATGCATCACCAGTAACATCAATATCACCACCAAATGTAGATGTTCCTGTTCCAAGAGCAGAGAACGAACCATAAGTGGTAAAGTCACCAGATGAATTATTAAAGGTCAATCTTGGTGTAGTTTCATCAGTTCCGAAGATATTAATGTCACCACCGTTGATCGTTAGATCACCAGATGCAGTATCAACTTCTAGAGTTGTTCTTAATGGGATGCCAGTTGCACCACCATTTGTTAATCTAAACCACTGCTGACCTTCGATGGTAGAACCATTAACAGTAAAGGTATCCTCAACAGTGAGTGTTCCAGCAATAGCAGTATTACCACTATTGGAATCCATGGTGAATTTATTAAATCCAGAACCAGCAGTAATATTACCAAAGATCTGAGTATTACCAGTTGTAGACTCAACATTGAATACAATAGCAGCAGGATCACCACCATCATTAACCTGTAAAGACTGTGGTGAAGTGCTAATTAGTTGCTCAATAGAACAGAATTCAAGTCCTGATAATCTAAAGTAGTCTTGTGTAGTAATAGTACCACCAAATTCTGCAACACCAATGTTAACATTAGCAGGGTCAGAACCAATACCAGTTAGAGGTTCATCTAATACACCGTTACCATCAAGGTCAGAACCAGTAATATATGAAGAATTAGACTGCTTATCAAGTTTTGCTATGACACAGCTATCAGGGTGATCAGTAGCAGATGTAGTTCCATCAACTCCTCTTGTAACAATCAATCTGAAACCTTGTGGGTCATTAGGGTTACTAATGTTATCAATACCAACAACCTGAACAATTTCAGATTTAGATTCATCAGATGTGTAACCTGCAATAGGTTGACCAGTAGCATCTTGAGGACCAACCTGTCTATCAATTAAGAGAAGATCACCAAGTTGGAAATCATTAACAGATGGTGTAGTAATTGGTAGGTAGTAATTGTTACCTGCTTGGTTAACACCATTGACTTGGAAGGTAAGGTCTCCACCGCCACCGCCACCTAATTGGGCGTCAGTGATAGTTAGAGTCTCATTGTCTGCATATCCTTCACCACCAGACTCAATCGTAACGTCGATTGTAAAGTCAAAGCGGATAAGAATTGTAAATGCTGCACCAGCACCATTCAATGATCCAGTTGCATCAAGGAATTGATATATGCCAGGTGTTCTTAAAGTAGAACCATTATTAACAATGTTATCAACAGATGCAATCTGACCACCACCTTGTAAGAATAGAGTTGAACCCCATGGTGCAACACCAGCAGTATCAATTCTTCTACCAGTTGATTCATATTTGTAGAAATCAATATTTGGATTCTCTAAACCACCAATTTGATGTCCAATAGTTGATGTACCAAACTTACCTCTTCCTATCTCAACAATACCAGCATTTAGACCACCGTCTAGTCTGATATTACCTTCAACGATTGTAGATGCAAGAACATTCAGAGTATTTCTGATTGTAGTATTACCACCAGTTGAACCTAATGTAAATTGAGTTGCATTTGTTGCGAGGTTAACAGTGTTAGTGGATGAACCATCAAATGCATTAACTTCTCTCGTTTGAGAGAATATTCTAGATGAACTTGTACCAGCTCCATAACCGTACCCAAATTCAAATTGTCCAGCAACACCAGTGTAGAATGTACCAATCTTAGTGTTTGACTTACCAGGTGAGCTAGTTGCGAAACCACCACCAAGTGTAATTTCACACTCTGAAGTAAATGACTCAGCAACAGTACCAATTACTGACTTAAACTTAGTGGTATTTCTCGCAAAATACAGATTAGTAGTTGCTGCAGCTTCATTGATCAACCATGTTGAGGTTGGTGAAGATCCACCTATTGTATATGTCTGAGGAGAGGTCGAATTGTTCATCAGAGTCAATATCTGACCATCACCTGCCCAGTTCAGGATGTTTGCATTACTATTAACGAAGTTGAATGCAGTGTTAGTAGTAGTAATATCTCCACCATTAACTTCAATGTCAGTCATGAACATTGAATCGCCAGTGAATCTAGAATTACCAACAACAACGAAGTTTCTATCTAATTCATTCTGTGGGTTAACAGTATCCTCTATTTTAGTATTAACACCAACACGACCAGCGTTAGTGGTCATGACACGTAAAGTTGCACTATCATCAGGATCAGTGCTATCGCCACCAACCAAGAATGCGTTATCTTCAGCAGTCTCAGTCTTATTGATAGTTGTATCTGCTAGGTAACTATTAATAGTCTTACCACTAACAAATGCAGTACCAACAACATCTAAGTTTGCTCTAGGTGTTGCCTCATCACTAGTAAATGCCTTAAGAGCAGATGGATGTTCAGTTCTTGCAACAGTGTTAACACCAAGTTTGTAATCACCAATAGTTTCAGTTTCAGTTCTAAGTGCTTCAGCACCAAGTACACCATACTCTTTCCAATTGGAGTTAGAATACTCAACTATAGGAACTGGATTTCCATTTGACTGAGCAGTATCAATTACACCACCAGGACCATTCCAAGATAGAACATCAATACCAATACCATTATTAACTTGGAAGTGAACATAGTTATTGGAAGAATCGAATGCATCACCATTAGGAGAGTATATTAACCATGAAGAATTCAATAATGGATTACTGAAATTAGTTAATTTAATCTGTGATACATCACTAATACCAATCGAAGCGTTAGAAATATTATTTCCTTGTGCATCCTTGAATGTAAATTTAACTACGTTAGTACCATCAAACTCAATCGTAAAGATATTGTTTGCAGGTATTTCATTAAAGTAGTTAGCATATATCCAACCAAGTGAACCAGTCTTACCAACTTCTAGACCCTTAAGTAGAATGTCACCTGATTTTGGTTGAACACTACCATAGTCTACTCTCTGATTAGCTTCTACTCTGTTTCCACCAAGATTAATACCTGTATTAGGATCAATATTGACAAGATCATTTTGGTTAGGTGTAATATTAGAAGGCAGACCAGAGCTCGTATGTGTCTGAATCTGATACTTCTGACCCTTACCTCTAGAATTGAATCCAAATACTGCAGCATCTACTCTGTTCTTACTGATACGAATATCACCATCTAAAGGATTACCAGGTCCAGTCCATGCAGTTCTGTCTAGTCCTTCATCTTGTTGTAAGTTAGTTACAGGATCAACAGATGATACATTAGATCTAATAATTAATGCATCTCTAGACTGAGTTAGATCATTATCCTGAACAGATACAACTAAAGGAGACTGGAATACGTTCTGAAGTGATCCATCACCACCAACAACTGTAATATTCTCATTGAATGTTACAGGGGTATCAAATGATGTAACTAGATCACCGATATCCTCATTATCATCATCACTATCCTTAAGAACTGCTGCCTCTAAGAATGTTTCTTGACCAGTAATAGCATTAATCTTTCTATTACCGATATAAAGATCTCCATTAGAGTTTAGACCCGTGTAGAAGACGATACCAGCGTTCTGTTTCTTACTTTGGGCGTAGAAGTCCTCTGTAGGACTTAGAACAATCTCCTGACGTGCTGGAAGACCAGTTGAATAGTTACCTGGACCAAAACCAAGATATTCAAATGTGTGGTTACCAGCTCTTGCGATAGATGGTCGTCTAAGTTCAACATAATACTTCTGATCTACAAGAACTGTGCTATCACCAGAAATCGGTATTCTACGATCTTCAGATCCTGAAGTTGCATTACCAGGAAGTGCTCTAATAGCAGTTGTGCCCTCATAATCATTTTCAATAAATGCTGGTTGTATAATAAAGTCTTCGACAAGTTCTCTTGTTACAGAGTTCTTGTAATCGTTAGTTCTAACTAGACCATGAGTATAGTTATCAGCAGCAGAATATGTTGCTGGTGGATCAATTAATTGTTGTTTAACATTCTTCTCTTCTGCAGTTGTACCTGCCTTTTGGAACCAAAGAGGATCGTTCTTATAGTTCAGAGGATAGAGACTGCTAACTGGTTGAGAGAACTGGAAGTCACGGAAGTTACCACCTGCACCAGCACCTTGAGGTAATGGTGAAATGTTACCACGCAGACAAGATAGGTAGTAAATACCATCTTGCTGACCTGAAATTCTCTTCTGTAGTGTCTCGTAGTTAAAGATGTAGAATGTATCTTCGATAATACCAGTATCTTCAACACTAGCAACATAATATTCAACACCTGCACTATCCTGAATCCTATCACCAGGAGTAATGGTGTAAACATTAGAACCATTTTGTCTATAATAATACTCAGGATATCCCTTCTTAATAAGAGTCTTGAGTGGTAGGGATTTACCCATATCCTGATCCTCAAGCATATCAGCAAATGTGCTACCTTGAGTAAATCTAGTGTTATAAAACTCTGAGAACTCTAATTTTCCGCCGCGAATATTTTTCAGAATTAGGTAATGTGAACCCGCATTTTCGTAATACCCATGGATATTTGCAATACCTGAAGAGTTACCAGTCCATTCGACCTGGTTAGCAGTGATACTAGCAGTCTTATTGACTACCCAATCACCGCCTTGTGGTGCATTAATCTGAACTGTAGTAAACTGCTCATTCTTAAGACCAGGGAAGTTCTTAATATCAACTGTGTGATCAACCAGATCAAGTTCTAGATAACTAATAGTTTGAACTAATGGATCTTGTACATAACGAGCAGATTGAATGGTTGCTTGAATACCAGAATTGAATCTGGCATATGCCTTGTACTCAATACCTTGTCCAGTGGTATCATTCTTATAAGGATCATATGCATCTTCTTCATTTAATCCATTACCAAGGAATTGATTTGAATTGTAACCAATGTATTCACCAGCTTGTACTGGGTTCTCAAAACGAGCACCATATACTTCACCAGCAACAGGTTTTAGTAGAACTTTCTGTGGTACTAACTTACGTGTATCGTCAGTTCTTGTCTTAAGAACAAATCCATTGATAGGATCTCTTGCGTTCTCAAGATAAGAAGGAATAACATAACGTAGTTTATATGTTCTGTCATCTGCAGGACGACTATCATCGAGACGTGTGAACCATGTATCAGTAGTCTTAGGTCTATCAGAGTAATCGTCTTGTTTTATTCTCCAAATAATATTTTTCTTCCTAATTCCTACTGAAATATTTGTTGATGCTTCATCAACACAATTAACATACCACTTACCTTCAGTAGCAATACCAACACTAAATGTTGGGTCATACTTTACAGGTGAACGACGTTTGTTACAGAATACATTAAATTCATCAGTTTGTCCAGCAGTAAATTGAATAGGATCAGCATTGTTGATCGCATCAGCATGTGTCTTATGAATTGTAAAGACTCTAGCAGTTTGATAACGTGCATAGAATTCCTTAACTGGATTCAATCTACCAAAGTTATCATCATTAATATCAGTGGTAGTAACTTCTGGATTATCATCTTCTTGCTCACCTATAGTTGGTAGATCATCTGGTGCAAGTGATCTGAAGAATACTTTGTGTGGTGTTACAGAAGAGAATGGTACATCAAAGATGTGTGGAACATCTGTTCTAATACCAGCGTTAACTGTTCCATCAAGTACACACTTATAACGATGTAAATCATAATCTTCATCAAGTATAAACTGATAGATGTCAATCTCTACATTAGGATCGATGCTATCAGCTTCAGATGCATAGATGAAGATACCTGCTGCTGCATTCTCTCTAGAGGTTGCAAGCATCAGTTTTGTCTGATCACTACCATTAAAGAATGTAGTGTTAGAGTAATCAAATGGTTGTGTCTTTCTACCTGGTGCAATTACATAGTAAGTTTGGTTAGTTTCAAATCCATCAGGTAATCTGATAAGACGCTTATCAACATCAACATACTTACCAAGATCAACATCAAAACGAGGACGTGGGACCAGTCTAACTGGTGTTCCAGTTTCAAATTGATGTGGGTTGGATCCACCATAACCAGAGGTATTAATAGTAAATACTGTTCCTCTTTGTGAGAAGAGAGATACATTTGCTGTCTGCTCTTGTCTAGTGACAGCACCAGGACCAGAGTTAATAATTGTATTGATGTTACTAACTAATGTCTCAATTGCATTTACAGTACCAGCACACTCTCTGATCTGCTGTCCAACATTAGGATCAGCGGGATCGGTGATGATATTACCAGTAGTTGTATCAGCAATAATATCTGGACTAATACTTTCAGGACCAACGATAACTGTCTTAGGAAGTGTGTCTGCCCACTGACCTTTAGGGTAGTCAAAGAACAGATCAATAGTTCCACTAGACTGTAGTGCGTTTATAGTCTGACCGAAGTCAAGTCTAGAATTCTCTACACCAAGTTCAATCTCTGTATTGTTAATAATTCTCTTAACATATACATTCTGGGGGATTGTAGTGTAGACAGCAGTTGAACCTGTTTGTAGAACACCGTTAACATATGCAGGAGCAGAAGGATCAGTATCATCATACTCAGTTACTGTCATACCAATGATGATACCACGAGTATCACCAACATCAACAACTGCTGATCCAGCAGTAGTTGAACAATTATATGCAAGGAAATCGAAGTTCCTCATGGCAGCAGTTGCCATCTGTCCAACGTAGTTCCATGCATCTAGAGTTTCAGTCTTCTCACTATCAATGAAGGCTAGACTATTACCTACGTAATATGCTTCACCAGCCTGTACAGAGTTGATGTTACCACCAAGTCTAAGGTCACCAACAATAGCATCAACAATGTATGCAACGTCACGATAACATGTAGATACTTCAGCATCATTGGTAAAGGATCCTTTATTAAGAACAGGTAATAGAGATAGATTACTTACTTTGAATGCATCAACAGCGATATCAAATAGGTTCTCAATACTACTACGAACGTTAGCACAATCATAGAGACCATTATCTACTGGTGGTAGACCAGTTGTATTACCTGCAAGGAGTGCCTCAACAGTAATATCAACCAGTGAGTTAACAGCAGAAATAACATCAGCACAATTACCAGCAACATATGCTTGGTCAACACCGTTCTGAATATTACTTACTGGTTGAGTAGGAGTTGTACGAGTGATACCAGTTAAGTTACCAACACCAGAGTCAGATCCTATTGCCTGCATGATGGTGTCTAAGTTAGACTGCACAGCAGAGATAACGTTAGCACAAACTGCAGCGTTCTGTTTCTTAACAGCACCATTGGTTGCAGATATGAATGTATGTGGATAGTTACCACCTGAAATTACTGCATTGGCTGCAACACCACCAGTATACTCGTGAGTATATGATCCACCAGTTTCAACTGAATCTGCAAGAGCACTTACAAATGTATGAGGTTGAGTAGCAGTAGGAGACTTACCAATGAATACTGTGATAGATGGATCCTGTTTAATTAAACCCTGAGAAGTAGCACTAACGAATTGGTGTGCATACTGATCATTAACACCAGAAATACCAACATTAACTTTAAATCCATTAATATCAGAATCATAAGCAGATAACCACTCATCATATGATGGGTCTGTTGTACGTGGGTAACTATGGTTTGAATTGTTACCATCTTTTGTGCAACTGAATGTTAGAGATCCTGGTGCAAACTTAACTCTAGTACCATTTGTTCCACCCCAACCATTACTGGTGATTAGCATTACACCAGTAGCAGGATCGTATGTTGCATTATTTACTGTAAGAGCAGTCTGTGGAACATCCCAAACGTAGATAGAGTTATCATAGAATGGGTCTTTCTTATATGTTAGACCATCAGTAGTTGCACTTGCAAATGTATGATTAGTTACGTTAGTAGAAGGTATGGAATCTAATACCTGTACTTGGAAAGTATTTGTTTGTACATTAAAGATCTTCAACCACTTCTGATTTACAGGGTCAGAAGATCTTGGATATGTGTGTTGTGTTTGATCACCGTCTTGAGCACAAGTAAAGGTTAATGAACCAGTTCCAATCTTAACTTGTTCACCGTTATTAAATCCATGGTTAGGAACAGTAAGTTCCATGATACCAGTTTGAGGATCATAATCAGCAAAAGTTACTGTAGTATTCTCAACAGTAGTTCTAGGATAAGACTTAGCACTCAAACTACCGTTGGTGATACCAACGTTAACTGTGATGGTTGTAGCAGTTACTGCAGTGATGTTAAGGGTCTGACCAGATACAGGATCAGTTGCACGTGGATATGCATGTTGTGTTGCATTGTTATCAGCATCACAAGTAAATGTGATAGCACCATTAGCAATCTGAATTGTATTAGCAGTAGTTAGAGTATGAGATCCAATCTCTATTTCAAGGTTTCCATTAGAAGGATCATAAGTTGTTCCTGTTGCTGCTGTTACTGCAGCACCAACGTTAGGGGTAATTCCTCCAGAAGTTCCACTTACAAATGTATGAACTCCATTACCATATGTACATCTGAATGTAACAGCATTATCAGCTAACTTAATAGTGCTATTAGGTTTAACAATACAATCAGTTGCAGCACTTATAAATGTATGGACTTGTTGGTTTGTAGAAGGAGCATCCCTTAGTACCTGTACATCAAATGTGTTCTGAGTTATATTTGTAATAGGAATCCACATTCCACTTACAGGGTCAGAAGCACGTGGATAAGAACTTTGACCACTATTCTGAGATGCTGCACCAACGTTAACTGTAAGAGTTGTAGCAGTTACAGCACTAACAGAAAGAGGTGTGTTAGATGCAGGGTCAGTTGCACGTGGATAGGAATGATCAGTGCTATAATTATCAGCCTCACATCTAAATGTAACAGCATTATTAGAAATTGATATATTCTGTCCAGCATTTATGCTATGTGCTCCAATCTCCAATACCAATTCACCAGTAGTAGGATTGTAAGTAGTTCCAGCACCTGCAGTATAACCTGCTAAGTTTTGATCAATAATACCATTAGTAGTACCAGATTGGAATTGGTGTTGACCAGTAGCAGCAGGGCAACTAAAGGTTAATCCTAGATCAGTAATTTGAATAACTTCACCATCTACAAACCCATGGTCTGCAATGGTCATTGTCATGAATCCTGTAGTAGGATTATAAAGCACGTTACTAGGAGTATATCTATCAGCAGCACGTAGATCGTGACCACCAATAGTTAAGTTCATCAATCCTAGATTAGGATCGTAACTAGCATTAGTTGGAGTGTATGTGACAAGAGGTGATGCACCAACATTAACAGTAATAGTTTCAAATGTTGTTGCTACAATGTTTAATGCTTCACCAGCTGCAGGGTCAGTTGATCTAGGATAATGATGTACTGAACCATAATCATCCATTGAACACTTAAACTTCAATGACTTATCAGCAATCTTAATCTTTGTATTGGTTGTTAAACCATGACCAGAACCAATGTTAAGATTAAGAAGACCTGTAGCAGCATCATATGTTGCATTAGTTACGTTGTAGTTAACAAAAGGTGATGTACCTACATTAACTTCAAAAGTATCTGCAGTTGCGTTAGTAACCTCTAACCATGTATCAAATGAAGGGTCAGATGTACGTGGATATACTTGATTCTCATAGTTACCATCACACTCACATGTGAATGTTAAAGATTCTTGTAGGAATTGAATCCTATCTCCATTTGAAAGACCGTGACCAGTAACAGTTACTTCAAGAATACCAGTTACAGGATTATATGAAGCATCAGTAGGAGTTCCAACTTCAGTTTCACCCCAGTCAGTAACAATAGCAGAATCAGTAAACTGTTGTAATGTATTAGAACCAGTATTGATAATTTCAATATTTCTAAGTACATCAGGAACAAGAGCTCTTACCTGATTAAATACTTCTCTTGCTTCATCACGCTCAGGATCAATGAATGTTGCAGCTGCTAAACCATAGTTAACACAGTTAGTTGTTGCAGATACAAATGTATGTGTAGTCCGTGGTGAATGAGTAATACAACCAGCTAAAGCACTTATGAATGTGTGTGGTACACCAGCTGCAGTTCCTGCAACACCAACATTAACAGTAATAGTGCTAACACTGATTGCAGTAATAGTAAAGGATTGTTCTGCATAAGGATCCTGTCCAACACGAGGATATGTGTGGTTAGTTTGGTTACTATCTTGATCACATGTAAATGTTAGAGAGTTGTTAGCAATCATCACACCTTCACCAACACTCAATCCATGACCTGAACCGATAGTAATTTCCATCGCTCCAGAAGTGGAGTTGTATACTATGTTAGTAGGAGTGTAACTAACGTTAGGTCCAGTTGCACCAACGTTACATGTTATGTTACTAGCAGTAGCAGAAGTAATTTGAACCCAGTTACCAGCAGAAGGATCTGCACCAGCACGAGGATAAGTTTTCTGTGACTGGTTATTATCCATGCCACAAGTAAAGGTGAAACAATTGTCATCAAATCTAACATAGTTACCCAGAGTCATATCATGACCAGGAATAGTTAAATTTAATTCACCAGTAGCAGGATCATAAGTTACATTTGTTGGAGTGAATTGCTTACGCTTCTTGTCAGTACCAAACCAAGGCATGACGTTAGTAACGTAAATCTCTGCAGAATCATAAGTCTTAGCGTTACCACCATACTTAATATCATACGTAATTTGCTCAAGGATATTAACAATGTCATCTAAACAATCTTGCTTAGTATTCTGGGCTTGTGGTTCATAAGAAGAGTATAATGGATTAGCAATCATACGCTCGTATGCTTCCTCTGCTAACCACTCTTTGTTACCATCAAGTAAACGAGCTGCGTCTGCATTAGTATCAGATACAATTGGGGGATCACCTACAGTGTCAAGAGTAATTCCTTGATCAGAATAATATAGTTGGTTGTTAATAGCATCGTTGATAGCATTAGCAGCACGTCTGAATGCAGTGATTGCTTGTGCTTCCTCACCAACTAAACCATTATTAATTGGATTGCCAAAACGATCAAAGAACGTTTTTGCCATTGAGATAGAGTAAGCATTACCACCGAACCATAAATCTTGCATTACTGCATCAACAATGTAAGAAATGTCTCTACGACACTTACTCTCGTTTGTTTGTAGAACACGAGATTGTGGACTTACGTAGTTAGGGTTAGAAGGATTTCTAACTGTATCAGGATCACCATCATTAATAACCTGAGTAACAATAGAAGTTAGTGTAGCAATTGCGTTCTGTACGTCAGCACATGCAGTAGGATCTGTATTACTTACATCACCATTACCATCACCATAAACAGATTCACCTGGTGATAGGGTGTTATCTTGATAACCACTGGAGAGTTGGTTAGATACTGCTTCCTGTAGATAATCTCTAGCACCATTGAAACCAGTAATAGATTCGTTCTCTTCTCCTTCTAATCCACCACCAATCCAAGCACCACCACCATTGAAATACTTCTCGATGAATGTAATAGTCCACTCGTTACCGCCTAAGAAGACGTCCATTGCAATTGCATCAACAAATATTCCTAGGTCTCTCTTACACTTCTCAGGTGAACCACCTATGAATTGGAATGCTGGATATTGTGACTGAATTGCTGCAATACCTGCATCCAATGCACCTGCCTTGTTACGTCTTATCAAACGATATGCAGTTTTAAATCTTGAATACTGTGTCTCTTGTGGATCACCAGGGAAGTAGAAGAATGGAGCCTCATCATATACTGTAATTTCAGCAAGTGCATTGTCTAAGATATAATCTCTGTTGTTATTAATTAATCTATAGGTATCTCTGAACCTAGCACCAGGATCAATCTTCTGTGCAGGATCAAGAGTAAGACCATTAGTTGTGTCACCATCTTCCTCTGCTTGTGAACCAGTCTTACCAGCAGTGATAGTACCGATTGGTAGTCCACCATAAGGAGCAAGTAAACTAGCTGAGTCTGGATCAAATAGATCTGCCTTAACTGCTAACAAGTTAGATGATGCTTGCTTACACAGATCTCTACATCTGTTCATTGCCCAGATAATATTCTCTTGCTCACCGTTATACTTAACTAAAGTACCACTACCAGTAAAATATGACTGAATTAAAGTAATAACATTAAAGTTACCACCATCTCTAAGGTCTTCTGCAATAGCATCAACCATCTCACCTATATCTTCAGCAGTAACTGTTGAAGTAGGCTCAAAAGCAGTAAGTGATGTTAATGTATCATTAACAATATCTTGTCTGTTACTGATGATGAGATTACGTGCATCATTGTAACGGTTTGCATTAGGATCTCTACCAGGATTAACATAAGAAAGATCTTGTAATGCAGGGAATTTCTCAATAATATAACCAAAGACTTCCTCTTGGATCATCTTACGGTTGCTTTCAATTAAGTTAGCAGCGTCAGCATATATGCTATTGTAAGCAAATCCAGAAGGATTGAGAATAGATGCTGCAGCAATATACTTAACGAAACCAGTTGGTTCTAAAGATACATTAAACTCTTCTGTACCACCAGCTTCTGCTGGATCTAATTTAACATATAGTTTTTCTCCTCCCTTAGCACCAAGTCTATATCCACCAATTGATACAGCAGGACGATTTAATGGATCTGCAATATCATCACTACCTAGGAACAACTTAGTAAAGTTGTTTGTATCAGCAACTGTGCCTTGAACATCAATAGTATAATACTGAGTCTTCTTGATATTAGCAGCGTCAGTAGAAATTACTTGTGGTGGAATAATGTCTGTGATATATCCACCCTTATCTTGGTTAAAGGCGAAACCTTTGAAACCAATAGCATGTAGTGATGTATTACCAAAGTTACTGTTAGAGTTAGTGATACTCATATCACCACCACTTTCCATTAGGAAGTGATCAGCATAACCAACAGCAAAGATACTAACACACTGAATGAATGCATCTTCTGAAGCACGAACGTGGAAGTTTCTCCACTCATCCTTCCAGTAACTATCACCCTTAGTGTGATAAGGTACTGTTGCAAATGCATCTACAAGTGATGCTTGGTTCCAAGTATTACTATACTCATCATATCTAATGAATGATCTATCATCTTTCTGTAGAGATACACCAGTATACTGAGCGATAACCATTGATTTGAAACCAGTGGCTTTCAAACCATTTGCCCAGATACCACAAATACCCCATGTTGAACGGATAGAGCAGTTGAATACGTATG